ATTCATTATTATATGTTCCGCACAAATTATAAATTTCTTAATTCGCTTGATTTAGATAAAGATGTTTTAATTAATTTGTCCCGTCATTTAGATGCAACTGTGAGAGGAGATGAAACTGTATTGATTTCCCCAATATGTAACACTTATTCTCCAGATTTTCTTCTGAATGAGTGGGACAAAGTTTTCTCTTTAAATAGTCATCTCATGAGTGATGATTTACACAGTCTTGAAGCCTCTAATCGATCAAAATTCGGACCTAGAAGTAGAGCTATACCATGGGTTGATCGTAAAGGCAGTGTGTTAGATTACTTCAGCGGTGAAGAATCTCGACTAAATAGGGACAGTACCTTATTGATGTCAAATCGCGGATTAGCCTTACACAGGCTGAGACCAATATCTTTAGATAATGCAGCTAATTTTCTTAAAAGTGATACTAACTCAGGTTTACCCTTCTTCACACGTAAAAAGGTTATAAAAGATAGTTATAGTGATAATTTACAAAACCTATTAAACCTTCGAGAAAGAAATGATCCTAGTATCATGTTCACTAGAACTCAAGAGACTTATAAAACTAGAACTGTCTGGGGATACCCTATAGCTGATGTCCTAGCTGAATCTATGTTTTATAGACCCTTGCTCGACTATCAAAAGAGACTTAACTGGAGATCCGCTTTGAGTGGACCCGACTCAATCAACCGCAAGATTACTGATATTATTATAAGTAGTATTAGTTTAAATCAGAAACTAGTATCATTAGACTTTTCCTCTTATGATGCTACTGTAAAAAGCAGTTTACAGAAGGCTTCTTTTAGTTATATTAATAGTTTATTTCAGCCCCAATTTTTCCCCGAACTGGAATTTATTGCGCTTAGATTTAATACTATTGGTCTAATTACACCTGATGGAGTTTTAAATGGGAAACATGGTGTGCCCTCTGGATCAACATTTACCAATGAAGTCGACTCTATTGCTCAGTATTTAATTGCCAGTACAATTAAATTAACTCCTGACCAGTTCGATATACAAGGGGATGATGGAGCGTATCGAACTTATGAGCCAGACAAATTAAAAGAGTGTTTTGTCTCATACGGCCTAAAAGTTAATGACGAAAAGAGTTTTGTTCGTTCTGGAAGTTTGGTCTATCTTCAGAATTTATATGATATCGAACATATACGTAACGGACTTATAGGTGGAATTTATCCTACATATCGTGCTCTAAATAGGATAATATATCCCGAAAGATATAACGATTTCATAAAGGACGAGATTTCTGGTAAAGATTATTTCTCTATCAGAACTATAGCTATTCTCGAAAATTGTAAGCATCACCCTTTATTTAATGAATTCGTTAGATTTGTATTTAAATTCGATAAATACAAATTAAATTTCTCTGAAAATGGTCTTAGTAATTACATCAAGCGTATTACTAAATCAAAAGGTTCAGAGGGTATTATTTACAATCAATATAGTGATAATTTAAAAGGTATCAATAATTTTGATTGTAT